CTGTTCCTTTTTATACCAAAAACGACTCGAAGTCGCATGAAAACGACTGAGAAGCCCTCAGAAGCCCTAGAAAGGGTCTCAGACGGTCGCAAAGGGTCTGAACAGGGAAAAGATAGGGACACAGACCTGCAAATACCGCTAATGGGCGTACAAACGCCTCGAATTCACACGCCGCTCAACGATTTGCCCTCTTTGGGGCACGAATTGATAGACCTAGCCTCTAGTTTGGGCGTTGATCTTATGGAGTGGCAGAAGTTTGCCCTTATCCACAGCCACAAGGTCAAGCCCGACGGCAGGTGGGCTACGCCTCAAAACATTTTTTGTGTTGCAAGGCAAAACGGAAAATCATTTTTGCAGCAGATCAGAATTCTTGGCGGGCTGTTTCTTTGGGACGAACCGTTGCAGATCGGACAAGCTCACACCCTCAACACCTCACTAGAGCAGTTTCGCCAAATGATGTGGACAATTGAGGCAAACGACTTTCTTGCTAAGCAGGTCAAAAAGGTACGCCTTAATCATGGCGCGGAGGAAATCGAAACAATGAGGGGCACGCGGTTCATGGTGCGTGCTGGTGGTTCAGCTGCGCGTGGTATCAGCCGACCGTCAACAATCCACTTGGACGAGTTGTTGCGTATGAACAACATGGACTCGTACGCATCATTGCGATACACGCTCATGGCGTCGCCCAATCCAATGCTCATGGGCTATTCCAATGCTGGCGATAACACGTCCGTAGTCTTAAATTCTTTTAGAGATCGCGCGCTTGCAGCTATTGGCGGTGTTGACGACAACATTGGGTATTTTGAGTGGTCGTCTCCAACAGATGAGATCAGCGTAGAAAATGCTCGTTATGCCAACCCAGCAATGGGCGTGACTATCCACGAGGACAACATCAGGTCAGTACTCAATGACCCGCCAAACGTGGTCATGTCCGAGGTATTGTGTCGCTGGGTCGTGGCAATCCAAAACATTGTTGATGCAAGCGCGTGGAACAAATGCCTTGACAAGACAGTTGATCTCGACCCTGAGAAATTGACGTGGCTAGCTATCGATCTTTCACCAGACAGAAAACGAGCAAGTCTCGTTGGGGCGCAGAAGCTAGAAAATGAGTCGTTTGTCGTAAAGCTGCTGCACAGCTGGTCAAATTAGCTGCAGCTTGATGATCGGGAAATTGCAAACGAATTGGCAGACTATGCACGAAAGTATCCGACTGAGTATGTGCTTTACAGCAGAAAATCAGCTGGGGCGGTTGCCTCACGGCTTGCACCTGCTGGCATAGCAGTATTTGACATGGACGGTGCGTATCCGCAGAGCTGCGACGAAATGTTGTCGGCGATTAACAGCGGCAGACTTAAACACCGTGGGCAAAGCCAATTAACCGAGGAAATACTAGCTGCGGTGCAATTGCGTCGTGGCGACGGCGGTTGGGTTATCGGACGCAGGGCAAGCAACGCCATTGTGTGCGGTGCGGTAGCTGTTGCCCTTGTTACACACTTTGCGACACGCCCAGACAATGATCTTGACATCATGGTTGGTTGATCGTATAAGCCTGTCAGAATTAGGACATGGGTTTATTCGATCTATTTGTGCCAAAGGTTACAGCTGCCGTCACAGCTGAGCCTTTGGACGTTGACGCATCTCTTGCGCCGTATTTTACAGAAAACAACAATTTTTATTTTTACGGCATAGCGCAAGCAAACCGCGCAGAAGCAATGAGCGTGCCAACGGTTGCGCGTGCATTAAGCATTATGCAAACAATTGCATCATTACCGTTGCATACACGCAATGAAGCAACAGGTGAAAAGATTTCACAGCCACGCGTTATCAATCAACCAGACCCACGCATACCAGGTTCTACTTTTTACGGTTGGCTTATTTCTGATTTATTCTTTCACAACGCAGCTTATGCAATGGTCATGGAAAGATACGCCGATACAGGCAAAATTCGCGCAATGGAAAGAGTTGCACCAGAGCGCGTGTCAATCACTACAAATTTTGATAACACAGAAATTACAGCTTATGAAATCGACGGCAAGCCAATTGACCCAACAAACCTTGTCGTGTTTCCAAATACGCAAGAGGGTTTGTTAGCGCGTGCAGGTCGCACAATCAAAGCTGCTGCTGCGTTAGAGAAAGCGTCACTTAATTTTGCCAATGAGCCAACACCGCTCATGGTATTGAAATCGAACGGCACATCATTGCCAGCAGATCGCGTTGCAAAAATCCTTAACGCTTGGCGTACAGCGCGTGCCAACAAATCAACAGCATTTCTTAATGCTGACGTCACAATGGAGTCAGTTGGTTTTGACCCTAAGAATTTGCAGTTAAATGAAGCCAGAAACTATGTATCGCTCGAATTAGCCCGCGCGTGTGGCTTGCCCGCTTACTTCACGGACAGCCAGCAATCATCATTTACATACGCTAACGCTTTAGACAAGCGACGTGATTTAGTGGACTTTGCGTTTCGCACATACATGTCAATCATTGAACAACGCTTGTCATTTGCTGATTTCACACCAGCTGGCAACAAAGTCATGTTTGACTTAGACAATTTCTTGCGTGGCAATCCTTACGAGCGCGCGCAGGTTTATGAAATCTTAAATCGTATCGGCGCAATGTCGGTCGAGGAAATTCGCGCCGAGGAGGACATGTTGTTATGAAAAAACTCATCACACCAATTGCTATAACCGCAGCTGACTCAAACAGTCGCACGATCACTGGTCGCATTGTGACATTTGAGGAAACAGGAAACGCATCAATTGGCAAGGTACAATTTGCTAAAGGCAGCATTAAAGCAAAATCTGTTTTGCTTAACCTAGAGCATGACCGCACACGCCGTATTGGTAAGACTTTGTCAATTGAGTCAAACGAGCAAGGCATTGACGCAACATTTAAGATCGCCAACACAACAGCTGGCACAGATGCACTTGTAGAAGCTGCCGAAGGTTTGCGAGACGGTTTTAGCGTCGAGGTTTATTTTGACGAGTATGAAACCTTGAAGGACGGCACAGTACGCATCATCAAGGGTGAAATGACTGGCGTTGCTTTAACGTCAGAGCCAGCAATTAGATCAGCACGAGTTGCTGAGGTCGCAGCTACTGAGGGCGACGAGGAGATTTCTGACTCAACAATTGAGCCAGATGCAACACCAACAGAAAAGGACGACGAAGTGGAACAAACCGTTACACCAGCGGAAGCCGTCGAAACGGTAGAAGCCGCACAGTCAGTAACAGCAAATGCAAAGCCAGCAGTGGGTGGTTGGACATCAAAGCCACGCCTAGAGTTCACAGCTGCTAAGTATTTGGAAAACACAATCCGCGCCTCACTTGGCGAGGAGTCAGCACGTCAGTATGTCGCAGCGGCAGATGACACAACAGACAACGCAGGTCTTGTGCCTACACGTCAGTTGACAGAAGTTATCAACGGACTTGCTAACAACACACGATCAGCAATTGACGCAATCAGCCGTGGCGTTTTGCCTGATGCTGGTATGTCTTTCGAAATTCCAAAGATCACAACAATGCCAACAGTTGCTGAAACAGCAGAAGCAGGCACACCAAGCGAAACAGATCAAGCGTCAAGTTTCTTGTCAGTAACAGTCAAGAAGTACGCAGGACAGCAGACTTTCTCAGTCGAATTGCTAGATCGCACATCACCGTTATTCTTTAACGAGTTACTCAACAACATGTCAGCAGCTTATGCAAAAGCAACAGACCTTGCTGTTTATACAGCATTGGCATCTGGTGCAACAGCTGATGCAACAACACTGACAACATACCCAACAGCTGCTGAGTTGCTTGGCTTCGTGTCACGCGGTGCTGCATCTGTTTACTCAAACACACAAGGCTTTGCAACAAACATCTTGGCAAACACAAGCCAGTGGGCAAACCTCATGACACTTAACGACTCAGGTCGTCCAATTTACATGGCTGCACAGCCAAGCAACGCAGGCGGCGTAGTACGTCCAGACTCAATCCGCGGCAACGTCGCAGGTCTTGATCTATACGTCACAGCAAACGTACCGTCAGCAAATGACACTGACA